ATACCACCCATATAGAGTCCAGACGTCTTTGGAAAGCACTGGTGGAGAAATTCACAGTGAAAACGACGATCACTGAGTACTAGAAGTTGACGGGTACCCACTGATGCCTTTTTTACTAATTCGACTAACATTTTGTTCCTAGTTCTATCTTCAACGAGTTCTGTGATCATGTTAGGCATCGAAATCTTTCCGTTTCGCATAGATGGTGGTGGGTTTCTATAATTTGGAGAATCAAACGTAACTGGGAATACTTCCACTTGTTCCTGATTTTTTCGTTCCACCGCGAAAAATGTAGGTCCCATGAACCAGTGAAGAACCTTTGTGAGACCATCTTTTCGTTCAGGCGTCGCTGAAAGACCGTAAATATGACGAGGACATAGTTTAAACAGGGACTGACTGAAAACCTTGGCACATATATGGTGTGCCTCGTCTACTATGACAGTTCCTATACTTTCAAAATCTGAAAATGAATACTCTTTCAGTGAGAGGGACTGAAGCATAGCGATGACAAAATCACACTCAACTTCTTTTTTATTTTGTTGTACGACGCCAATCGTAGCACCTGGACAGAACTGCTTAATACGTTCTCGCCATTGGTCCGCTAGAAACTGTTTATGTACAATAATCATGGTGCGATACCCAAGTTTAGAAGCTATGGCCAAGGATACCGTCGTTTTGCCATAGCCACACGGTAAAGAAAGGACGCCATGCCCTGCTTTAATAGCTGCTCCGAATGCCTCGTTTTGGTGTGTGGCGTCACGAAGTTGTCCTGAAAATCGGGTGGTAATTTTAGTTGGTTCTGGTCGTTTGTCATGTTTAGGTTCTCCAAGTTTAGAAGTTCCATAGAATCTGGGAACGCAGATTCCATTCTTAGCTGGTTTGAAAACTTTGAAAGGCGGTGGAGGAAATCCAAAATCTCCATTCACGATGGGTCTTACCGTTAATTCCTTTTTAATTTCTTGGATTGGACCCGAATCTATCAGGTATCCGGTCCTAGTGAGAACCGTCATGAATTACTTAGTTAAAGGTGATAAACTTTAAATGAGTAAAATGCCTACCGTAGATATTGATGAAAATATTAAACAAGTTCAAATGAACATAGAACAGTTAACCCAAGAGGTTTTTCGTCTCCAAGGTGTACTTAATACGTTTATGAACTTTAAGAAAGGTGGTCTTAAAACCATCGAACTTCCCAATGATCCCGATACCACTCAAGAAGTAAAGGAACTCGAGAGTATCCAGGAAAATCCAGAGTGATTACCAACATTCCATACACCTTTGAAGTCTATTTCAACTCCGACTTCGTCGCCCCTCTTTAGAGACTGAATAGGACGTCCCTTGACTTCACACATTACTCTTCTATAACGGAACGGTACTTTTACTGTTAGAATATTCCCGTCTATGGGGTTATCTATATTTTCATTCATGAGTAATCGCCATTTATTTATATGCATCCGTTCTATAATTTCTGAAACTTTAGCGGGAATTATAAAACGGATATACTTTTTATCATTGAAATCGTACATAGGTTCATGAATTATGGCGTCAAACTTCATCGATTTCTGTTACGGTATACTAAAACTAAAACTATAAGTATAACTAAGATAAGTAAGAGCACCTGTGTGAGAAGTAAAGGTTTGAGTGGTCGTCGTGTACCAAAACATCTATGACTCAAAAGTCGGGATACTTCCACACCCGCCTCAATACTAGAATAAGGTGTTTCACGGGGAGACATCATACCACACATCGCAACTTTGGGACATTTACCAAAATATGGAAGTTGTCCATGAAGACTGAGAACACCCGAAGACTGTGTGAATACCCATTTCTTATCCTCCATTTCCCAATCAGCTCCCCACCCGATTCGTATCTCAAGAGGTTCTGGTAAGCCAAGTTGTTTTAGAACTTCGTATTTTATGACATCTGGGTCGGAACCCAACACTTCTTCGTTAAGGTCACATATAACACATGAAATTGTATTGGTACCATATAATACCTTGGGTTGTAAATTCCATCGAGTTTCTGTTGCAATTTGAAGATCGGTTTTTAAATCGATCGGTTCATCATAATCTATCAATACGTTGATAGCTCCATATGTACTCCCCTGAACCTTCTCGAGTGCATCCGGTCCCCAGTTATCACCCAAAAAATTCAAAGCTGGGCTATTATCGAGACACAAAAAGAGCATTCCATCATCTATAATTTTTTCGTCTGTGAATGTTGCCACGAATGCGTCTTCACCGTATTCAACATCTTTTAATTCCATACCAAATACAAAATTGGCACCGGCGTCCATAAGAGCCTGTTCCATCGCATCACACATCACTTTACCTGATACCTTCTGTGTGTACATTTGTGAAAGTACGGTATGGTCTAGATTTTTTACAAATTCGTACGCCGTCATGACATCCCATGTAACCCCATCCATGATAAGTGGCAAATGTTCAATATACTTTTGACCCTTTTCACTTAAAGGTCCTACAGCTTCTTTCAGAGATATACCTTTATACTTTTCACTGTGTATGAGTACTCGAGAAAAAAGAGAAATCAAAATTCCATAATCTTTTACACTCAAAGATTTGAAAGCAAAGTTTAAATGTTTTTTCTTTTCAATTGGTTGAAATATTTCATTCCAGTCGATGTTCATTTCAGAAAATAATGATTGTGTGTTGATGAATGCCTTATCGAATACAATTCTGTGTGCATGAAGATCACGTGATTCTACACTAGGTTCCCACCAAGAACCACCAGCTGATATCTTTCTATCGTAAATGGTAACATCATGATCACCTGTGCGTAAGATTTCCCATGCGAGAGATAATCCAGTTGGACCAGCTCCTACGATATGAATCTTCATTCTATATTTAGCTTATAGAAAAAATCCTAAGGTTAATGTAGGATATGTTGAGTATACTCAGTCAAGCCAATATGAAGACGCCACCTGTCAAGTTGGCGCCAAATCAAAAGGTAAAAACATGGAAATTCGCAGCTAAATATTTATGGAAAGAACGCTTTACTGAAGATAAGGCTGAGCTTGGTCGATGGACGAAAGGTGAACTTCTAGACCTTGGCCCGACATTTGTAAAATTAGGACAGATAGCGTCCACACGAGGAGACCTCTATCCACCAGAGTTTACCAAAGAACTTGAATCTCTCCAAGATAATGTACCACCATTTGATTTTAACCTTGTAAAAGATGTTGTAAATAGAGATATATTCAAAGATTTTGACGAAATTCCATTCAAATCGGCTAGTATTGGGCAGGTGCACAAAGCCACCCTTCAAAATGGTAAGAAGGTTGTTGTAAAATTAAAAAGACCTGGAATCCTAGACATTATGAAATCAGATACAAATAATGTTAAGAAGATATTGGACTTTATTCAGTCAATAGGTGTTGACACTGGTTCTAGTTCTGAATTTGTTCTCAATGATTCTATCGAGTATCTTCTTGGAGAGGCTGATTATAAACAAGAGGTTGAAAATGCGATTAAGTTTAGAAGAAGTTTGAAGGGGATTGATTGGATAAAAGTTCCTTATATGTATAAAAAGTACTGTACCGATGATATGATTGTCATGGAATATGTAGAGGCTGATAAGATTACAGAGATCAAAAATAAGAGAATCAATAAGAAGAAGGTGTGTGAAGCATTGGTTAATTCGTATGTCATTCAAACGATGGACGGTGGGTTATTTCACGGTGACCCACATCCGGGTAATTTGGCCATTTCCAAAGATGGTAAATTAGTGTTTTATGATTTTGGTTTATTAATTGAGTTAAATGATGAATTGAAACAGGGTTTCGCAGACTTATTCGGGTGTATTATAAAACGAGATACAAAGGGAGTTGTTCAAATATTAATTAAGCTAGGTGTCATTGTACCAACATCTTCAGACATCAGTGATATTGAAATATTTTTTGAAACCATCTTGGGGTATTTAGAGACCCTAGATGGTGGTGCTATCATGAACGATGAGCTTGCGGCTGAACTTGCTATGGAAAAGCCATTTGTTGTACCAACAAGTTTTGTATATTTAGCGAAATCCTTCTCCCTCATAGAAGGGATATGTCTCCAACTCGATCCAAACTTTGATTACTTTACGTACCTGGAACCAATGATTCAAGAGCAGTTTTTAGAGTCTCTTGATATAAGTGAAATCATTATGAACACCACAGAAATTCCATCTAAAATTGGAAAAATAAATTCGACTGTTCTCGGTCTTGAGAGATCGAGAGCAGCGATGAAACGGTCAATGATTAAAACACGACAGGAAATACGTATAGTTCAATATAGTGTGGTATGTGCTCTATTAGCGGAGAGATTCAACGGGACACCATTTGCTGCACTACTTGTAGGTTTTGCGATTTGGATTACTTTTCGTAAAGATCGATCTCTTTAGCGTTACTCTTCTTCTTTTTTGTTTTTTTAGTCTGTTCCTTATCCTTCTTGATAACATCTTGATGTTCCTTGAACATCTCTTGAACACGCTTGCGCTCGTCACGGGCAATATCACCAATCTTATCCTTGATCTTGTCTACCTCGGTCTTCCTTTGTTTTTGGATTTTCTTACCAATCTTCTTAAAGTCATCAGATTTGGCGAACCATGTGGGGGATGCAGTAATAGCGAACATAGTGTTTGTTGTATTTTAAGGACATTTAATTTTTAACCGTTTTAATTTTTCTAGAAACTCTCTCTTTTCACCTGGAGATTCAATTTCCTTCCCAGAGTTTATATTTTCAATTTCGGGTCCCGTTAACTGCATCGCGTTTACACGAAAGTCCATGAATGCCTCCATAGAGTGGGGTACTAGGGGTTGAACAAGTTCATAGATGGCTGTGGCATAGTCACGAATTTCCTTTTGAGCGTGATGATCCATCCTCAATTGTAAGAAATGCATGAGATTATGTAGGTCCATCTTCCACACAAAGGAAGTATAGGTAGATTGGGGAAGAACACCCCGAGCTTGTTCTCTACACACACCCTTTTCAAGCAACTGTTCATACAACTTGAATGCCTGCTTATACTGTTCAGAAAGAGTTTGACTCAATTCATCGTCTAGTTCCACAATACCTTCTGATCCTTGATGATTTACGACCGACTGTCCACGTAGGACTTCTGGTTCGTAATATTCCTCATCAACGATAGAATACCTAGCAGACATCTCATTCACAGAGGCAGTTCGGTGTCTAAGCCACTGACGAGCAATGTATAGGGGTGCCTTGATACGGAACTTGAAAACTACAAGTTCTAGGGGTGAAGTGTGCCAATTACGAACAAGATATCTAATAAGACCTCGGTCACCACGAGTAGTCTTGGTACCTGTTTGATAACTCACACGAGCACCATCAACTATAGCCTTATCTAGATTTTCTTGGGGCATGTGGTCCACGAGTTCTACAAATCCATGATCTAACACTTTCTTCATTATAACAATATATCCGTTCTAATCTTTAATAATCACAACTATCATCGAATGGAACTTCTCCACAAAAGTCGTACAATTCATAAAGTTTCTCTTGTGATTTTTCAATCTCGACTGTAGTATTATTCATCACATCAATGGCGTTATCAATGAGATCTAGAAACGAATCAAGTTGGTCGATTGCTACACGATGATGTTTCCTATTGGTTTTGGAAGAATGTGCCGCAGCCCTGAGATGTTTATTACTCTTGATAATCTTATCAATGTTGGGCTTGTTGGTGGGTGTGGCGGACATTCTGATTGTGAGACTCATTGTGAATAACTATCCATTTATATCTTTAATCAAGTCACTTAGGTCTCGATAGTACCTCTTCAGGTCTTTCATGAATCTTTTATTATTCTCAAGAACTTCACATTCAACCTTGTTCAGATAAATCCACGCTAAATTACATTTGGAATACTTTGTCATTTTTTGATTCTCATTTGGCCGACGCGCCACCAATTTTGTGGATTTCTTCTTTTGTGAAGCTGGTAAGACTTCCTTCCTATTCACGAATGACAGGGCTTGCATCACCGTATCTGCGAGATCATCTTTCTTTTTAGATTTTTGAAATGTTTCCAACCAATGTGCGTTGATGGGTCCATCTCTGATGAAGGCTTCACACCTCTCGATTGAGACTTTCTTACGCTTGTTGTATTGAGCCCTACCTGGACCGGCGACATCAGGTATTTTGTGTCTAGCATCATATAGGATTGTTTCAGCTTTAGGACACCTAATGATGAAGTAAGAATGGAGGAAGTGCATGACAGATATCATTTTCTTGTTACGCTCA